CAATCTTTAGTTTTGTGTGGCGTTGTCTTTCTCAAATTATATTCGGGCATTATTTCATATTACTTCTGGCAACACCCTTCCACTTCTCTGCTGTACGCATACCACCAAGACCAAGAAGTGCCATGATAAGGCTGATCAATTCATTAGTCTCCAGCACAGGGAGCGTTACCTGTGGATACCAAGTGATAATAACCCAAGATAGAATGGGTGCTAATATAAACTGCCATGCCAGAGCAAAGCAACATACCCACATGATAGCTGGTCTAGCTCCGCTGACAAAGATAGAAGGATGCTTCGCCTGTTCTATATTCGCCTGTGCTTGAGCAAGGTCCAGTGATACCATCTGTGTCTGAAGCTCATGCTCCAGCTTTTTCTTCAGGTCTTTGTCCTCTACAAACTTGTCAAGAACTTTTCCCGCTACTCCAATTACGGAGTCTGCAATACCTAATACCATTATTCTTCCTCCTGCCTCTTCAGTTTAACTATACGAGGATACTGATCTATCCTGTAACCTTCAGTATAAAAAGTCTTGGTGTCTTGGTTCTCCATTGTATCAGCAAAGAGATAAATTTTCAAGTGCTTAAACTTCATGCTTTTCTCAGCCAACATCTGAAGCCAATCATCAGGAGAGAAGACAGAGATGTGAGCATTCCTCCCATCAGGTAGAATCTTCAAAGCTTCAAAGCAAGCTACGTTCAGGAAGACCATCTTCTTTGCATACGAAAAGATTTCTTCTACTACCCAACCCAAGTCTTCTTCCGCAATATGTTCAAGAACATCTGTACATATAACAGCATCTTTCTTATGTATGGGAAGTTTGCTGTGCTTTTCATAGCCGGGATCAAAGAGTTCACACTCGTCCAACTCCCAATACTCAGGAAGGGGACAGTCGATTTCATCAGTAATCTCTGAGAACTTGTCCGTGTAAAGAACTGCCTTACCGCAACCGTAATCAAGAACAGTCTTGCAGTTATTGTTTTGTAGATATAATTTTATGAGGTCTACAAACTTTAGAAGGCTTCGCCCATTGAACATGCCCTCTCCCTGATCATGCTTCTCCTCATACATCTTGACAAGATTAACATAATCATCAGAGGGGTTGTGTCTACTATTAGTATTATCTACATTAATATCAGGCATCGTAGTATCCTTTAAATTTAATTCGAGGGTCTTGCTCTTCCTTGATCTTCCAAAGATCGGCTACCATAGTATTCTCACCGTGAAAACACAGTACGCCATCAAGACCGGGATCATTAAATACTTTCTCACAGTCCTGTGCCATAGCAAGCAACTCACCCGTAGTCCAGTATGTGTGGTCTTTCACATTGACCTGTATGTACTTGGGCTTGGGAGTTTCTCCTCCCTCAAGATCACCAGTAGTTTCAGTCTTCTCCTCGTCAGAAGGCTCGTCCCTGCAACAGTCATAGCCAAACAAGTGCAAGTCTCTGAAGCCCATTGTGTGCATCATACCAATGCCACGCATGGCAGCACAAGTACCTCCAGTAATAAGAGTGGCTCCCTGTGGAATGCCAAGCTCTTCATTAAGCTTAACCTGCTGGTTCTTTATCTGATCTCCCTGCTCCTCCTCTGTTCTTAGCGAGTCGGTAAAGGCGTGCCACCCCCACAGTTTGACATCACGTTCTTTAAGGTATTCAGTTACTGAAGGATCAGTCATGGATGCTACAAAAAAATTAGTATCCTCATGTATAGTCTTGAACAGGTCTTTACGCACGATATTGTGTGTGCTTTTCTGAGTGATCGGTCGAGGATCAAGAACTATACATCCCCACGGAATGATATTATTCTTCATTAAACCGGGCAGTGCGTGCTTAACGGCAAGCACCTTGCAGTTGGGGTGATCATCAATAAACTTTCCAAGCTTATCATAGTCAAGATAAGGACCAGCGGAAACAATAACTCCCACCTCTCTGTGTGGAGGATGTTTCTGTACCCACTTATTTTCATCAATACTTTTTAGATTAGATTTAATATTGTTGGCAATATAATCTTTTGGTACAGAATCTCTGGGGTGTACTACAATCGGCACACGCTTTAAATCTTCTGGAACTTCCTCCAGTGAGGAGTCGTGAAGTATAACCGCAAGGTGAGTATGTCCTGCTGGTAAAACTTTATCAGAAGAAGGCAGCACATGCTTTCTTGTTGGTACGCTCTCATCAAACTCTGTCCAACCATCTTCAGTAGTTTTTTCTGCGTGAACTTTCTTTGTGGGTATAACATCAAAGACTTTCTTAATTCCCTGATACTTTTCATCAGGTATGAGAATTGCATCCGGGTTGGGGTTGTCCTCGTCCTCACGTTCTTTTGTAAAGAAGTGATCCATAACCACAACAGGAGTGTTCTTCAGACAGTCGTACTCATGTTGCACTGTTTGTTCGCTGTTGCCGCTACCCATAAGAGCAAAGTCTGCTACGAAAGGATCGTTTCTTTTTTCAAGAGTGTCACGAACATTACCTTTGTGTAACTCAAAGGAAAATTCTTTATTCTTTTCCTTCTTCATGTGCGTGGCAAACTCTTCCAATCTTTTTTCAACAGCGGCCATAGTGTTGTGAGGCTTCACATTATTTTCTTCAGCATCTGTCTCTGCCGTAGCATCTTCAAATAAGTCGTAGCCAATATAATGAACTGCATCAGTTCTGTCAAATGCAGCAAGAGCCATCTCAACAGCACGACCCCCATTCCAAGTTCCGGTTTCAAGAATGGTCTGAGGTTTATAGAACCGAATCAGGTCTGCAAGTTGTTTGTACCTGTTGGGAAGAATGTCTGGCGTCGTGTCTGTTTCTGAAAGGGAGACAACTCTATTGCCGGAACTATCTCTAAAGTTCTGAGAAGACTTGTCTGCGAGATTAATAAACAACTCCCTGAAAGAATTAGAGGTTTGTAAAGTGCAGCCATGTGCGTTGTAAATTGTAAGCAGTCGGCTTAGTATGAAGGTTGTTGACCACTCCCTATAGTTAAGGTATTCACCAGAAACATAGGCACCTCTGAGATCACCAAGAAGATCAACAGATGTCTGTCTTGAAATATTAAATGCAGCAAAGTAATCTGCATCTTCCATACAAATAAAATCTGCCTTGTTATTTAAATATCTTTCCAGTGTAGATATTCTAATATCTTTTGTTGGTAGGCTCAGAGGCTCTAACCAGAGAAGCCATGCATCAGCATTATCAAAGGCACACTCGCTGATTGCAAAGGCTTTCGGTGCAGCAGCAAGACCATCAAGAGCCTCGCTATAGTTTATGGCTCCCCCTTCTGTACCATTGTGTTCCTTGTTGTCCTCCACAAACTGACTGTAATCTTTAACATCTTCTAGGTTGTGGTAAAAGATATTCTTTTGTTCGGGAACACTATAGTTACTAATGTCCATGTTATAGTAATAACAATGGAACTCAAAATCAGGTTGCCACCTATCTTTAAATGACTCTAGAAGTTTGTACCCATTTTGTTTAAAAAGCTTTTCATCGAAGCATGTAACAATTTTATATGTCATAAGATTCAATTTTTCCTGTTCCGGCTAGATATGTATAATCAAGGTTCCATTCAGCAGCATACTTTCCATCAATCGCTCTGTGTGATTTCCATTCTTTAAACCACGGCCCACCTGTAGTGAAGTGTACATTCTTTGCTTCTATATCTTCTGGAGAATGGTTGTCTAACCAGTTCCATTCTTCATGGATAGAACCTATGTCAGCCTCTTTGTCTGGAAGCCATCCAAAACCATGTAGCCATGATCCCGGCATAGTATTAACTAATTCTGGTGTTAGTTTCTCATTAAGAGGGTGGCCGCAGTTCCACAAAATAAGACTTGACCAGTTCTTTCTACGATAGTTCTCTTGCTTACGTCCATCCATTTTAAAACCTTCTTCTGGTTCATACTTATGTTTGACGCAATATAATGGATAGTAGTCTAGATTATACTCCTCAAATATTTCATTGATATCTGTACGGGGATACATGTCGCAGTCCATGTATAAAGCCCAACCCTCCCATTGATTTATAGTAGGAACAAGAAATCTTGTAAAACTAAAATCAGAGGAGAATGGTTTACCATCTATGTCATCAATCATCTGCCCATCTTTAATATGATGGGTTCGAGTATATATACCAGCACGTTCTTGAATGGGCTTGCGAATTAATTTTACTATAGGCATGTTTATAGATGTTCTTTCTATAGTAAATTTAAGAACATCGGCTGCTACTTTTTCTTTCGGGTCATAACCTATGTAAACTACATTTGGTGTGTCGTTTCTCATTATATCTCCTATGTAAAATGGGGGAGCAAACGCTACGCACTCCCCCAAATTTAGTTACAGGCTGTAAATCTTTTCTTTCTTATCTTCAGGTATTACCTTTTGAAGATTGATGGTAAGCATCCCATCTTTTAAAGAAACATTATCTACAACCACGTCTTCGGCAAGAGCAAAAGACTTTGAAAAGGATCGCTTCGCTATGCCTTGGTGTACGACCTTTTCATCGTCGTTTAATGCTGCCTTTGAAACTCTTGTTTCTTCGGCTCTCTTGCCGGTAATGGTTAGCTTGCTGTTTTCTGTTTTTACTTCCAACTCCTCTTTGTTGAATCCAGCAGCGGCTAACTCAATCGTATATTCTCCATTGCCCTCTTCTATCAGATTGTGAGGCGGGTAGGAAGGGGGCGGTCTAAGCCGCATCTCTAGCATATCTTCAAACAGAGTTTCATGTCCAACAGTCCAAGTAAAAAAATGATTGAAGAACGGTTCATCAGGTTTCATATATACATTCATATCGTTTCTCCTTATAGCAAGTTGATATTGTGTGATCCATTATTGGCATCACATATATATTATAGTGCATAAAGTGGTTTTTGTCAAGAACTTTTTTTAAACACCACAGGAGCCACCATGTCCTGTGATATCGCAGATGTCATGTGTTTCCAATCCTTCCTCAAATTCCTCTCCAAGTTTCTCTACAGCTTCACTGTAAGGCACACTGCTAAGTGGTTGTCCTCCTCTGCATCCGTCAGGGTACACGGTGAAACCTCGCAACCTGTGAGCGTAAGAGGCAAGAGTATCAGTAAACTCATCCACAGTATCCTCATTGTTAAGCTTACTCCCCCACTTGGGCAGATTAATTGTGCTGCTGATGGACATATCAACATAGTCCTGCACGTCTGCTTGAAACTTCATACGCCTCTTGTAATCCTCTGCCAGATCAAGAGCGGACTCAATCTTGTTGGGATCAACGCCATAAAGATCAATGATCTCCTGTGCTGCACTGTCCACCACATACTGATAGTGCCAGCGATTACCACCCTTCAGATACCTGCGCTTGTAGGCTACGGCAAAGATAGGCTCAACGCCTGTGGAGGTGCCAGCCAGAATCCCAATAGAACCTGTTGGAGCAATGGCTCGATTAGCGACAGGGCGACTACACCCAAGAGTATTACTAAAGTCGGTGCTAATGTGATCACTAACTCCTTTATAGACTGCCAACCACTTGTGAAGTCCTTCGGTAACTTCATACTTCTCTCCTCCTTTAATCAGCCATTCATGCATACCCATCAGGCCAAGGCCAAGCCTACGGTTCTTCTCCCTGACCTTGTATACTTTATCGTATGGCAGCTTTGCTCTGAGTGTTCCGCATAGCAGGAACTTGGTAGCAAGTTCTACTACATCTGCAAACTCTTTCAGGTCATCAATGCGGCCCATATTAACAGACCCAAGATTACAAACATCAGAATCATCTTCAGATGTAACCTCCGTGCAAGCATTACGCAGCGTCTCCTTTTCTTTCTCGAAAAAATTAAATGAGAAGCCCGGTTCTGCGCTTCTAAGAGCCTGATGTACATTAGTCCTAAAGACATCTCCAACATCTCCTGTCTTCCAATAGTTAAGTAACCATTCAGTATCGTAGTTCACGCTGATGTTTGTCATGTCCAGCGGTGCTGTAAAGTTAAAGTCTTGCTCCTTGACCTGACCAATGGAGAAACCTGTTTCGCCTACTGGCATATCATACCAGTTTTTACTGGCAAGAAACTTGTCTACGTCAGGGTGCTTCCAGTTAAGGCTGGCATAGATAGCAGAGCGGCGACTACCGCCCTGCATAACACGCCTACCAATCTCATTGACCATCTGCATCTTTGGAATAGGACCAGAGGCAAGACCTCCCGTACCATTCAACAGCCGTCCTTCCTCACGGTACATAGAGTAGTCCACTCCGATACCACCACCTGTCATAAGACAGGACTCAGACTTCCAAGAGATGTCAGCCCAATCTTCTCTGGTATCCTCCTCTGCTTTGAGAAGGTAACAGTTATTAAAGAACTTATTCTCACGCCCTGCATAATAAAGATAACGACCACCGGGAATAAACTTCAGGTCGGTGATCATACGTTTCAGTTCGTCCTTGTCCTCCTTGCTGATATATTCCTGACATACATCGTCTACCAGTGTGGATGCCAGTGCGTCCCATGTCTCACACCCATGATGGGCATACTTGTGTTTAAAGATGTCTTCGCTAAACTTGGAGCGAAACATTGGGTTCTCATTAGATCGAAATTGTGGCATAGCTTTGTTCCCCTTCTAGTTATCATATTCCATTTCCAATATGAGTTGGGCATAGTGGATTGCTTTCTCGATATCCTTCCTGCCTTCTCCTTTAGTACGGTGGCGAGTGATGTATTTTATCACATTACCCTCCAGATAGTCAAGCCCGTTGGCATGAATATATTCAACCGGCTGTATCTTGCATCCCTTGTAGTGTTGTCCTCCAACCTGTTGTTGCAGTGCTTTCTCTTCTTTCATGCGTCTAAGATAATAGTTATAGTTTCCTTCTTTCTGCGGGTAGTTTGGTTCATCATAGGAATGAGTTAAGCTTTCGTCTGATTTCATTTACGTTCTCCGATGTTACAGCCTTGAGTGCGAAGTCTCTAACAGTATCTGGTTCTAGTCCAGCCAGATGGCAGGTGCTTTCAAAGTTCTCACATGTCACACCAACAGAGGCAAACACCCATGCTGATGCCTGATCTCTTTGAAGAGCAGTCTCATTAGTTTCATTAGGTTCTTTTGGTTTACTCATATCCAGTAGAGCTTGAAGTACAATAGCCAGATTAAGAGTTCTATCTGGGTTCTTTTGTGTTAGATCATAGAGGCTATCAAAGTCTAGGATGTCACTCATCTTCAACCTCTTGAACCGGACGATAAAATTTCCCGCCCACATAGTTATTGTAGTAGGCGGGTTCGTCCGTACCCTCTAACTTAGCCGTAAGAACTTTGTAGATCATCTGAAAATAACATTCATAATATCGAAGGCTCCTCTTGTTTTTATATTCACCTATAACTTGGAATCGAAAGTGTTTCTTGCCAAGCTTCTTTATATCTTCATTTAGATATTTACTAGAGCCTGTATATGTACGCCAGTTAGATTCTACTTTCTTACCTTTGCGTTTTACATAATATTGTTTACAACCAATGTAGGCTTTCTTAGTTTTCTTATTGGTTATTCTGTATACAAATCCAAAGCTATTCTTTTTGTCAAAATCTTTGTGGTACTCCCAATGCGTCACCAGTTAGTTACTTCCTCCACATCCGGTTCTTTAGCCACGTTGGTAAGGTACCTGCGACCATGTGCATACTTGAACACACGAATGCCCCTACCTTGGTTAGCATCAGCCCAACACTCTCTCTTATAGCCACAATAAACACAACTAATAGAAAGCTTACGGTTGCCAGACTTACCATCAGGTAAATCGGGATAGCACCTATCAGGTATAAAAGGCGCAGAAACCACATCTTTAAGGTGAGTGATTCTCTGTTTTGCATTTATCATATCCATGTGATGTAACTTGGTAAGACATATCTCTCCTGTTGATTTGTTGATGGCAAGGAATGCTGCTCGATCAATGTTGTTGGCCTCTGCATAGGCAGATATCTGTGCAACATAACCAAAGGGATCATCCTCTGCTAGTTTGTTATGTTTAAACTTATCAAATCCAACACCACTAGCAGACTTACAATCAACAACGACCCCATCAATAATACAATCCTGATGTCCGGTAACACCTTCTACCTCCACTTCCTTCTGTTGATCTGTTACCTCATGTCCTGATATAGTAGAACACAGAAGCAAAAGTTCTTCCAGAATATATCCATATAGAAACTTAATGCGTGTGGCTGGAGTCAGATCACTCTGATCCAGCGGCTTGTTAACATCATACCAGAGGCGACGATCAGGTTTTCCAATAGCGGATAGCCTGAGATTGCCACGATCTTTTGGTGTTTCATATAGAAAATCTTTTATGTGAACCTTCAGCATTTCACCGAAGGTATCTATATGTTTGTCTACCTCACTCTCGTCCATGTCTATAGGATCAAGTGTGAACAGACTATATATATCTTCAACGAGAGTATCTATTGTTTTCATAATAAAAAGAGGGAGAGAGAAAGGACCAAAAACTCTCTCCCCCTTCCTTTCTACGCTATATTAAAAGGGAACGGCTTCGGAGTTCTGAACATAACCTCCTTCAACAGGGGTAAAGTCTTCGCCCCCACCTCCAGAGTACTCAATGAATTCAACTACCTGTACCGCTGCAAGATCAGCAGATACACCAGAATTTCCGGCATAGTTCCATTCAAAAGGAATAGCCTTGACATTTACAGTGCTGCCGTTGGCTACCAGCTTACCATCCCACAGGTTGTTCTGTGAGTCTTTTACGATGGGTGCCTGACGTTGCGTACCATCCTTACGCATAACCTTGCGCTTGATAGTTACAAAGTCACCACGATCATCGCCCTTGTTTGCAATGGGAAGGTTAGCACCTTCGATGACTGAGCGATTGTCATCATCGACTTCGATCTGAATGCTCCACACCGGATCAAACTTGGTGTTAGGTTCCGTGATGGAAGCATAGTGGCACTTACCAGAAATGTAAATAGGATCGTTCATTCTATTCTCCTTTATAAATACCGCACCATTGCGGCCATGAGTGGGGATCATTCCCCGATGCTGTCTACTACAAAACAACAGCATATATTATAC